CTACCAGAGCCATAAGCATTTAATTTAATGCCACCACCACCAATAACTGTAAAATAATCTGCGACTAGACTTTCAGAATGTATTACAAACTGATTTGCACTGTCACTTATATTAACACGCCAATTTCCTTGCCCTCCAATAAATTGTATTTTGTTTGCAGTTCCATCACCTAAACCAAAAATAGGTGAAGTAATTTTTGTTGTAATTGCTACTGTGCTTGGTAAACCTACAGTAAGCGTTTGACCACTAGCAGATGTTTCTATTTCATTACTAGTTCCTGCAATAGTAAAAGTTTGGCTATCTAAATCAACCGAACCTGTATTACTATCACCTGCAAAATCTAAATCTTGTATTGTAACTTGATTATCTACATAAGCAGTTGTTGCTATTTTTGTTGAGTTATCATTTTGACTTTGAGTTGTAGCTATTGCACCATTCGCTAAAGTAACTACCCCACTCGTGGCACTAATAGTATTACCATCAATATTTAAATTATCAACTTGTAGATCACCTGTTATAAGTACATTACCTGTAACATCTAATTCTTTACCACTCGCTGCTGCACCACCAATACCAACTCCTGCTGTAGATAAAAATAAAATACTATTATTTCCTGATCCATCAGTTATTTGTTGAGCAGTTGATGATAATACTGTATTTGCACTTGTCTTTAATAGACCTACATATGTTACCGATATTTGTGTGTTAGTTAATGTTGCCATTTACAATTTTTTTTAAATAAACGATCAATTTTTGTACGTTTTTATTTTTTGGTTTACTTTTTCTTTTTTTCATAATACCCAACCATTAAATAGTGCATCTTTGTCAGGATGTATATCATCATTTGTATTGCTGTTATATTCAGGATATGTGCTTTGATTAAAGCTCATAAAATCAATAAATCTTTTTGTATAATATTCTGCAATATTTCTTTCTTTTGCTATTAAAAAATCTACCTCACTTTTTGATACAGTTTCTGCATTTTCGCTTGTATGTTTAAATACACCACCATTTTTGATCTGGTATGCTGCAAAAGGTAAATAATCAACCATAGCAAAGTGTATAAGCATTGGTTGTATATATGTGTTTACAAGAGTTAAATAAGCACCTGTTAACGAAGCACCCCCAACCCCTGCAATATCATTACTTATTTTATTATATAAATCAGTACCTAAATAATTTCTAATATGTATCTCTTGAGCAATTTTAATAAATTGTATAAATTTATCTGTATCTACGTTACCATCTATAATAGAGTTCTGTACTAATTGTTTTCTTGTTATAAATAATGCTGTTGCCATATCTTAATTTTTTCTCCAATAATTATTTCTTGCAGAAGCAATTTGTGCTACTTCTGGTGCATTAACTTCAAACCTTGCATCTTTTTTCTTGTTTTGTGGTAATGCACTTATAATTTTTCTTGCTCTGCCAACTGTAATTTTTTTATTATTCTTTTTTAAATAAATTCTACGCATCCAATAATGACTACAATTAACACCACCTTTGTAAAGCCAAATATTGTAACCCTCACCTTTTGCATCTGCAGGACTAAAACCAACATTAGCTTTGCTTGTTTTATCTAAATCTTCTTTACGATAAACTTTGTTTGCAGCCATCATTTTTTTACAAAATTCTCTACTTTCACCTTCTGTAGATCTTCCGGCTGTATAAACATATCTAATTCTAAATATGTCTGTATCTTGACCACTTTTTTTTCTAGCATCACCTGTTACAACACTTGCAAATTGAAAGTAATTTATTATTTCGCTTTCATCTTCAAAAGCTGGTCTTTCATCTATAAGTTGCCATTCTTCTCCAAGCTCTTCTCCTTTGTTAATTAAATCATCTGCTATATTAGATAACTCATTCTGATCAGGATAATTTTTACTTAATTTAACACCTGTTTCTTCTTCTCTTGTTTCATCATCAACTACATTATCGAGGTCTGTAAATTCAAGAGGTTGTAAAGTTTTAAAGTACAGTTTTAAACTAATATTATTATATGCAAGTATTTTGTCAAAGTGATCTATTAATAATGTTTGAAATGGTCTAATAACTGTATTGTCCATTAATATAGATGCTGTTTTTAATTCTTCTGCATTATTACCTAATCCTGTTTGATCTTTAATACCTAACAACATAGGGCTAACTACCCTGTGGCTAACCATTATTTTTTTTGTACTTTCATCACTTAAAAATTGATATTGGTTATGCGCATCACTTAATTGTACAGGATCAATATTAGCTTGACTTTCTGCATTATCATTAAATGCAAGTATAAATTTTCCTGCATTACTGCTACCACTAAACTTTTGGTATATTCTTTGCTCTATCATCTCTCGTTCTTCTTCATTCGGTACACCATTATTGAAATTAATTAACATACTTGGTGCAAGACCATTCATAATATTGTTTAAATGATAGTTGCTAACTTCTTCTTCTAGTTCACTATATTGTAATCCACCTTGATAATCAACAGGGCTGTAATAAAAAAATCCTGCTCTATAAGGTTTTATGTACATTATTTCTAAACTTTGATTGCTTTCTCCAAATGCTGGTATTTTTTTTAGTTTAGTGTTTGGTTTTACTTTTGTCCAGTCATTCGCATAATAATATGCCTTTATTTCGCCATCTAAGCTTTTTTCTGCTCGTAGTGTTTCAACAGGCATATGCTCTAATCTTGCTACTTTTGATCTATCTTGTGAATATATTACTTGTACTGCACATTGACCCATTAACTTTAAATCGTAAGCTAATTTTCTGACACAGTCGTTTTTAAATAAAACTTTCATCTGTGCATATTGATCAGGTTTATCTGATGAATCAGTTGCATCTAATCCTTTGCCATATATCATTTCGCTAATACCATTAATTATAGCGTTGTTTGTAGGACTTCCATTATATCTATCTATCAAATATTGGAAGTACATATTATCTTCGCCATATTGTATATAGTCTTTGTTTTTTACTTCTGTAATAACAGGGCTTGTATATGTGCTTAAATTGACTATTCGTAAATCACTCATATTATTATGTAATCGTTATCATTCATAGCTGCTTGGCTATCTGTTGTGTATTCTCCACTATTAATATCATAATAATTATTGTTTGCTTGATTAATAGTCTGATCAGTTACAAAGATTTTATCTTTATATAATAATGTACTGCTACTACCAAAAACCGATAAATCATAAAATCTACCCTCTTTTAATATAGTATTGCTGCTGCTATCAACATAACCACTACCTTGGTTAATAATACTAATATAATTATTTACAGAAAAACTTGTGTTAATGTTTGTATATGTATAGCTTTCGTTTGTACTATTATCTCTAACAACAATGTTATTTACAGAATTAAAGAGCCTTGGTATAACCTTTAATGTCTGACCTGTTGGACTTGTTGTCATAATCTTCATACCTATATAACAAAGTAAAATAAAATTTTTGTAAAAAAAAAGAGGGCATAAAGCCCCCTTTACATTTAAAAACCATAACTCATTTATGCATTCGGATCTATTGGACTAGAAGCATCATCTGAAGGAGAAGCTGCACAGAAAAATGGTGGGTTAGTTTCTTGTGCAGTCAATACTAATGTAAATCCTGACAAGTCGCCCATCGCTGCGCCTGTTACCATAGTTCCACCTGTTACATCGCATCCGTGGATTTTTCCTAATAAGAAAGCATTTCCGTTATAATCCTCAACTACAACTTGTGGTCTACCGTGAGCAAGTAATTTAATTTGCTCTTGTGTAGCTTTGTCTAAAAATTGTAGTGTTACATTAAGTGTGCTTTCATAGAAAGTAGTTCCGTTTTCTCTTGATGAGTTTATGGCTGTTTCTAAAGAAGAGTTTCCTTTTAAATCATATCTGAAAAAATCAACAGAGCCATCTAACGTAACAGACCCATCGCCTGAAATTGCTAAATCTCTTGTTGTATTACTGTAGTTAGAAAAGAAAATATATCTTAATCCACCTACACCTGATTTACAAGCTAAACTTCTTCCATTTGTTATATTACAAGCCATAATTTAAAATATTATTAGGGGGCTGAACACCCCCTTGATTAAACATTAAGAGTATAATACGATATCAGAACCGATCCCGTGCTGTACTCCTGCACTTCCTCTTAGGATTACTCTTACATTTTGACTTCCATCAATGTCAGCCATATCAATTAACTTAACTTCTTGCCAGTCGTTTAATAGACCAGTACCGAAGAATAAGTTACCTGATTGTGCTGCAACCATTTTGTCGTTACCAAGACCTGGAGCTGTAAATAGTTCAATGCCTTGGAAGTTCATTTCTGTTTTGCCAACGTTGTAAAGTTCTCTATAACCTAATGCTGCTTGTGCTTGAATATAAAACTTAGCTGCACTAGTAGGAATATAAATCTTTAAATCTTCTTTATTATAAACACCACTTGGAATTGCATCAACTACTTTGCCTAATTCAGCTACTATATTTGAAGCTGATAAAGTAGTACCTGAAACATCTACCACATCGCTATCTGCTGCTAATAATGCTTGAAAGCCATCAAACTCTCCGACATTTGCAGTAGCACCTTGCCAAATATTTTGCTCTACCTTTTCTGCCACTTTTGCTGCAACTTGTGCAATTAAGAAATCAGAAAATCTTTTAGGTAGATTATCATATTGACTAAAGCCCATTGATTGTGCATCCCAGTCTTGTCTAAAATCTTTTTTACATAATTGTAAATTTACCTGAAATTCTTCAGGTTGTAAGATTCTTTCTGTTAATGTTACATTTGAAGTTGGATCAAAGTCACAAGACGCATCTTTTAAAATGCTGTTCATTGATAGCTTTTTGATCACTTCTTTAAATTTGATGTTAGGTTTGATTGAAACCCCACCATTTGATAATGTTACTCCACTAAGCAATGCTGCTGCAATGTATTCGCCTGCAAACTCGCCTGCATAAGAAGTAGTTATTGAAGTTGTAGTCGCCATATCTTTTACTTTTTTATTTTAATTATTATAATTCACCAACTGTTATTGAAGAAGCAGCGTTACCATTTCCAAATAAGAAATAGTTTGTGCCGTCTGAGTGAATTTCAATAAAGTCACCGATGCTTTCTGCATCATCTTCAAATGTTACCCTATCTACTGCATCTGCTTCAACGATAGCTCCATTTACAATTACTCCACCATTAATAGTGTCTCTATTACTAGCTGGAGATTGTACTACGAAGTCAGTTGAAAATGCACCTGATACTATAAACTTTGCTTTCCACCCAGCACTTGGTGCAGGTAAAGTCAAAGTATATCCTGTTCCTGAAATTTTAAATACTTTTCCAGAGTCTGATAAATTTAATGAGGCACTTGCTGATACTAATTCATAGTCATCAAATATTCTCATTACATCATCGCTTACGTGTGTTAAAACTGCCATAATTATTAATATTAATTTTTATTTATTATTGATTCCATTACTCTATCTAGAGTAGATTTTTTTCTTTGACCTGCAAACTTAAATTTAAACTCAGCCTTTTCTTCTTCTGGGCTATGTTTGATAGGTTCTACTGCAGGAGTTTTACTCATCTCTACTGCAATTTCCGTAGCAACTTGTGAAGCCATTTCTTCTTTCTCTTTACTTTTGTGGTCCATCATTTCATTAATATGTTTTTTAAGATCGTCCATTTCTTTACGAAACTCCTCTCTTGTAACATATCTCATTTTCATTTTGTCGTCATCTTCTTTATCTTTTTTTTCATCTTTTTCTTCATCATCTTTGTGTTCATAAAGATCAGCAATAACGCCCTCATTAGTTACTTCTAATCCTCTACCATCTTCAAGTTGATACTCTCCAACAGGTAGTGGGATTCTTTCATCTTCTGATAAAATAAAAACTTCTTTACCAGATTCAAACGATTCTGCTTCTAAAACAGTACCATTTTCTAAATTCAATTTTTCTAGCTGTATATCTGTCATACCTAGTAAATTTTTAATTTGAGACAATAATTCTTGTGATTTCATACCCTAATAACACAGGATATAAATTATTTTGCATTTAAGGAAAAATTATGCTGTAATTGAACCTATACCTTGAGCCCTGAGTGAGCCATCACAACATTCAATACGATAAGTTTCTTCATCCCAACATAAACAAGCTCTACGCCCACCTCTTGGACTAGCGTGTTTACCATAAGACAAATCAATATATTTATTTCTGTAATTTTTTTTGTTTTTGTACATTATTTTGTGCTTTTAGGATGTTTTTTAGGCAATAAATCATTGTCTTGTTTATATTTTGCATTTTGTGGTCTACCATTACGAACTAAATACATATAGGCATTTACGCGCGCGTGTGCCCATTGTGATGGACTTGAAACTCTTGGACTACTACTTGTATTAAAAGCACCTAATCCTCTTTGAAAAACTGCAGATAATTGACCTATAGTTACACCATATCCTAATTTATCTTTGTAACGCTTATTAAAATTATCTACTTTTTTTTGTAAAGCTGCTCTATCTTTGGCTGACACTTTTGCACCTGTTCTACCTTTTGCTGAACCTCTTGCTGTGCCTTGACCTTTTGGATTTCTATTTGGTGTATCTGACTTTGGCGCTTTTGGACTTTTTACAATACCACCTCTTGGTCCAACTTTCGCATATTGATCAATTTTAACGCATTTATGTTTTTGATAATCTTTTCTATATCCTTTTGGACACTTATATTTTCTAAATTCTTCTTCCGATAAAGCGTGTTTTTCGCAAGGCATATACCAAATTTTACCTTCAAACTCGTGTTCGTGTGTACCTTTACAACCAATATCTTCAGCAATTTTTTCAGCCATATCTTTAGTTGAATATGCTAATTC